ACCCGCTCGTAGTGCTCTTCGAACCTCACCAGTTCGTTATGCGCATCCATCGCCGGTTGCAGACTAGCGAGGAACTGACCGACCAACTGGAGATGTTGCGGATGGCACACTTCGTCGTTGAGAGTGCGCGACAGCTGCGCATAGGCCTCGTCGAAGTTGCGTCGTGCGGCGTCCAACGCGTCCTCCGCCGCGCGCTCTTCGCGCCGCGCACGACTCCACTTCAGCTCGGCCTCGTCGGCCGCGTCCGCGAACTTCTTCCCGCTGTTCTCGACGAGCGCCGCATCGGCCTGCGCACGTTGAGTCTCAGCCACGGTTCGCGCATTCCGTGCAGCATCGCGGCGTGCCATGGCGTCACGGATCGCCGCGTGAGAGGGCTGCATGTCCTCGTGCTGGCTGATGTTGGTAAGCGCGCGCATGTCCACTTGATGCTTGATTGCCGTAGTCATCGAATCCTCCTTTGGGGAACCTTGCCCGTCGCGTCGACCAGGGCCTCTGTGAGGCCGTTTGCGATGCCGCGTTTCACCTCCGCTTCCACTAGGGAGCGGAATTCGTCGGCGTTGACAGTCGAGAGATCCACGTCGTCGCTGTCGTCGTCGGACTTGCGGTAAGGCGGCATCGACTCGATGTCGACCTCTTCCTCGTCATCGAGCATCAAAATGTGTCCGTCGTCGGCCTTGGCGCGGTCGTCTGGGAGCCGTAGGCTCTGGGTGATGGTGAAGAGGCTGCGGCCGGTGGGGTCGCTGGCTTTGTGCAACCGTTCCACCGAGGCACGCTCGGCGGCTCCGTGATCCAGGCCATCCAGGACACGTTCCGCCCACTGCTTCATCGGGCGCGTGTCGATGCCAGCACTCTTGGCTTCGATCAGCGCGCCAGGGTGCGCCGGCACCGGGACGGCCGAATATTCGAGCAGCTCTTGTTTCAGGAAATCGATCCCGAAGGGCCGCTCATCACCGGACACGAATTTGTAGTCTTTGGGAGCGAAGCCGACACTGACGGCCTTCATGAAGCCGCCGACGTACATCTCAAAAATCATGAACCCGAACGGGTACATATCCTTGGGCGTGAACTGGGAACGGCTCTTGAGCACGCCTTTCTCACGCCACACCTTCAACGCCCGCGCGATTGGTGGATTGCGATTGTCGTGGGCAAAGAGGACGACAGGGTTGTTCAGATAGTTGTCCAACTCCCACCCATCCGGGTTGACGGTGTCGCCCTGGCGATCCACCGATCCGAGCGAGATGGTGAAGTCCACCGTGCGTTCGGCGGTGTTCACCGCCTTCACGGTGGTGAGCGCAAAGCCTTTCAAGATGCCGTCGACGGCGCGGCGCTCGGCATCGGCCATCGAGCGGAATTCGTCTCTCGGTACAAGCGTTCTCATTGCAGGTTCCTTTCCTTCACATGAAGATGAGTGGGGGCAGTCGATGGACGGCGACACAGCACGCGCCTACCGCGCCGTTGGCGTGGTCGTCGTGCTCGCCGCTCAGGTGATCGATTCGACCGCCGCGCCACACGAGGCCGAGGAGCTGCTGTTCGAGTTCCGAGTGGTCCAACAGCACCACCCGTCCGCCGTTCAGCAGGGGTTCGAAGTCTTCGTAGAGTTGCGACTTCGAGCGTTCGGAAACTTCGTAAGTGATGCCGGCATTTTCGAAGTCGGAGCGAAAGGTGTTGCCCGCGTAGGCATCGCCAGTGACGCGCGAGCAGCGATACTCACGCAGCACCGCCACGAAGCGCTCGACGGCCTTCCGCGGATCGAAGGGCGCGCGTGCGCCCTGGTCCAGCAGTCGATCCAAGATGGCGCGGTCGTTGGCGTCCTGATGGGCGATGCCGAGCACGGCGTCGTCGCTGGAGCCGCCCGACATATCGACGAACGCCTCGTAGTCGATGCCGGTTTGCGGCGGTCGCACCTTCACCCCGCGTGCGATGCTGTCGAACACGGGATCGGGCTGGTAGGCGGACCCTTCCGGCGTGCCGGGCAAGTTCAGATGCAGCCGGCGATACTTGTGCGCGGGCAAGCGTCGGCGCTGCTGGGCGAGGTAGTCCGTGGAACCCCAGCTCGCCATTGAGGGATTCGCGCGTTCCTCGGCGCTCTTGTCGGCGAAGTCCACGTCGGTGCAGAAGTCGGCCGCATACCAACTGAGGAGCATGCGCGGGTCGGTGCCGCCTTTCGCGAGCTGGAGGAGATCGAACAGCGGCACGCCGGGCTTGTGGAACAGCGTGGCATAGCTGGTGATCCACTGTTGGCAGTCGTGGCGCGTGGGGTCGGGTGCCAGCGCTTCGAGCAGGTCCCACGATCTGTAGCCATGAATTTCGTCGACGCCAAGGAACCTATAAGTCTTGCCATGCGCGCCGATGGCGTCTTGCGCCGGCAGCACTTCAAGGACGCCTTTCCCATCGCGACGCTCGATGGTGTTCTTGCGCTCGACGAGCAGGGCTTCGAGCGCGGGGTTCTTGCGGAGCAGCAGACGCGCGAGCTCCAGGTCATCACCCGCCTGATCCAAATCGTTCGCCACGATATAGACCTGGTTGCCACCGGGCGAGTCTGCCAACAGGGCATACAGCGCCGCGAGCACCAGGTCAGCCGTCTTGAAGTTCTTCTTCGCCCGGCCGCTCAACAGCAGGTTGATGTTGAGCGCGAAGAATTGCTCGAACAGCCGACGACGATAGGGCTCGATGGTGCCGAGCAGCGGACGACCATCGATCCACTTCAGGCGAGAGAAGAACGCCAGCGGTCCCGTCAGCATGACGCGCCGTCCTCGCCGCGGAACAGCGCATGCGCCCAGGACTTGCGTGCGAAGTCGAAGTCTTCGGCCGTGCGCAGATCCCACAGGTGTTCGGGTGGCGGCAGGTGAAAGCCGAGGACGAAGAACTCTTCCGACAGGCGATGCCAGGTGTTCAGCAGCGCGGTGTCGATCACCTTGTCGCAGAACGCCTGCTCACCGGCATTGCGTTTGGTCTGCGCCGCCAGGATGTGTTCGAGCCGGCAACCTTCACAGAACCAGAACGAGCACTGGCCGCAACGGTGCAGACAGCCGAAGGTGGGGCGTTCGTTGCAGCGATCGCAGCGCTGCGTGAGGTCGTCACTGGTGTGCGGTCCGAAAACGTTAGTCGGCATCGGCGGTCTCCGGCGTCGGCATCGGCACCGGCGCGAGTAGGTCACTGGCGGTCGGTACACGCTTGGCCTGACGCTCCAAGCCAAGTTGTGCGGCGAGTCTCGAGAGGGACGCGCTGACGGACAGGTAGGCGCTGAGCGCGGCGCGCTGCCGGCCCTTGGCGGTCAAGATGCCCTGCTGCGCGAGGTTGGCCGCCAGCGTGTCGGCAATCACGGCCTGCTCCAGGAACCGTGTCGCGAGCGTGCGCTTGACGAGGCCCTGGTCGCCCAGATCGCGGTCCAGCTCCTCTTTGCGCTCGGGCAGCAGGACGGCAATGGGTTCCTGCCCATCGAGCTGGGCCGCTAAGGCGCGAGGGGAGCGGCGGCCATGCCGTAGGGAGGCCACGTTGCCGGAGAGCCAACGGCCGTCCGGCCCGCGCTCCGCTGGCCCGGCGTTCTGGAGTTGTGCGAACGGACCGCCTTTCGGCTTCCGCTTTCGCAAGTTCTTTCGCGCGGTGGGTCGTTTCATCACGCGGCCTCCGGAATTCGTGAGGATTCTGCGAAGCCGGCCTCTGCGGCCTCTCGGTGAATAGGCGAGTGGTCGGTAAGGGCCGAGCGGATTTGCTGGTGGGTAGAGGCGGACGTGCGTGCGATGCAGGACTTACCGCCCCTTACATGCCGCCCCGGCTTGCACGCTTCTGCACTAGCACCGTTCGGCATAGGCCCGGTTACTCGCATGCCGTCCACGCATCCGAGGACAGGTCCGAGTCCGGAATTGCTGACGGAAGTCGTCCGTTTCCTCGGTTCCTCGGTTCCTCGGGTCAATTTCCTTCTTCTGCCCCCGTCTCCCGTTCCCCCCTCTACCGCCTCTCCTTCCTTGACCTCTTTCTTCAAAACAAGCGAGTAAACGAGTAAAGCGAGGAACGGCCCAATGTCCGGGATCGAACGTGCAACCACCATCCGAGCAACAACCGAGGAATTGCCGAGGAAGCGTGTCATGGCACCACCCGCAATCCGCTGCGG